CATGGTTATCTTGATTGTGTGGTAACTTCAAAATAACCACAAAGGGCTGACTCCTGCAAATGGAATCAGCCCTTATTTTAATCCCCCTCAATTTTTTTATCGGACAGCAATAATTCTTTATAAGAGTATTTACCACTGATAAAAATAACTACTTGGAGTATGGCAAGGATGATGTGGTAGAAAAAGATGATTTTGATACGTTGCATATTCCAGCCTATAAACTGGTACAGTTGGATTCTGGGGTAATAGCCTATACTTATGGCTGGGGAGTTAACGATAACAACTTTGAGGATGGAGAGTATAACAGATTAAAGACTGTGTACACTAACTTTTACTTTAGCAATGATGGAGCTGGTGAAGGCGGTCAGATTAGCAATATAGAGATTCAAGATATTAAAGAGAGCATAACTAAGATAAATGAGCGGATAAATGCTCACACTGTAACAGTAAAGGACAATACACTAATAATTACTACTTGATATGGATAAGATTAACAAAATACGCTATAACGGTAAGGATTACATATTATCCGCTGATGAGAAAGAGCCAGTAAAAGAGCTGGATAGTATAGGGGATGGCACAAGTGATGTTATCTTTATTGGGCTGATGGATGAAACTGATAAGGATAAGAAAATAACTTATAGCTACCTATCTGGGCTACTTGCAAAGGATAATCTTAATAATAAGGTATTTGAGCCTACTACTTTGCCTATCATTGTGAGAACTAAATATGAGAGTAATGTGGCTAAAGCATTCTTTGTACTTGTACCTAAAAACCATCCTAATCTTTATTCTCTTACTGCTGGCTGCTAGTGCTTTACTGGCTGGGGTGATGGAGAGCTGGTAACTATAGATTTTCCATCTGCTATTAAGCCCTACAAGCTCTTTAGATTCAGCTATTTTAATTATCGGTGTGACAATCCTTTAACTTATACTTTTTGATTATGCTAAGTATGGATAAAATAAATGGGGTACAAGCTGTATCTAAGGAAATAAATAGCCAGTGGATTACTATAAAGAGCTTACAAGATAAATCTTACCAGAGTTTTAAGGCTAAAGATTTGGAGAACTGGCTAAAGAGTGAAAAGATGCGTAAATACAAATACTTTACCTTCCGCTCTAATAATCCCTATCTTAATCTCTACTCTAACACTAATATCTCTTTAAGTTAGGATAAGGTATATCTTACCCAGCATCTACCAGTATATGAAAAGGTGGGTAAAGAGTATTATGAGGGTATAGATGAGGATGATGTTATTACTGTTTACTACTCTAATGCTTGGTGGGAACAGTGCATAGGCTGGAATGAGGTAAAAGCAAAACTAAAGAAAGATGGAAATAGATAAGATAAACCTTAATGGAGTGGTGTATAATCTGGGCTTGGAAAAGTATATCAGCTTTAAGAAGCCAGCCCAGATAATAGCACAACAGCACCAGATAAACCTTACAGTAGATGAGATGGAGCAGTGGTATCAGTCAAGTAAGCCAGATTATACCTACTTCACCTTTACCTCAACTAACAGACAGCTCCAGCTCTATACTAGTAGGGGTAACAGTTGCCCCAGCGGTAAAGTATATCTGCTGGACTGTGTTAGGGATGGACTAAGCAAAGATGATTTTGATGAGCTTAATGGGAAATTCGGCATAAGCTGTACTGGCTCTGATAAAATAACTATCTACTATGGAGATTAACAAGATTACTCTTAATGGAGTAGAGTATGCTATTACCGATAAGGAAGCTCAACAAGTATCGGCACTCTTATCTAAGAGAATTGATACCGTGGAAACAGCTACAGCAGATGTAAGCAAAGAAATGACAGAGCTTAGAGCGGATAACCAACAGCTAAGGAATGAGCTGGATGAGGGATTAAGCTGGCACTGCTTTGAGTGATTTGACAGTATCGGATATGAATGAGATAGAGGAACTGGATGAGCTTGAAATCTGGGAGTATCTGACGACTGAATTAAATGAGCTGGAGAAGCATAAGGATATACTTGGAGATAGCCTATATTATGCCGATTTACAAGATGATTTATTCTAAAATGACAGATAGGAATGTAAGACAAATATTTGTATAGTTAAAAAGAAAAGGTACTAATGAAAGAGGTTAGAAATACAAATTTTGAAATTAGGGCAATAGAGCCAGAATCCAGATAGGTTACTGGCTATGCTATTGTTTTTAACACTGAATCCACTGGGATTAGTGGATTTACAGAGATAATCGCTCCTACAGCCTTAGATGGTGTGATTGAACGCTCTGATGTGCTTTGCTTACTTAATCACAATGAGGACAAAGGTGTACTGGCTCGCTGTAAAAATGGCTCTGGCAGCTTAACGCTGGAGATTGATGAGAGAGGATTAAAATACTCTTTTAAAGCTCCTAACACTGCTTTAGGGGATGAGCTTATAGAGGGCTTAAAGAGAGGTGATATTACTACCAGCTCATTCGCCTTTACTGTAGCTGATGGTGGAGAGAACTGGACTAAAAAAGAGGATGGCACTTATCTAAGAACTATTACTGCTTTTGATATGATATTTGATGTATCACCAGTGTACAGAGCTGCTTATGATGCTACCAGTGTTAAAGTTGACAGCAGAGGATTAGACGCTATTAAGGCTAGTGAGAGAGCAGAGCTAGAGAATTATTTTAAGGAACTTAGAGCTAAATTAAAATGAATAGTATAGAGCTGATAGACAAAAAGGAACAGCTACAGATTAGAGCGGAAAATATCTTATCTGGAGCAGAAAAAGAGAGCCGAAAGTTAACGGATGAGGAATCAGCTAACTTTAATGAGATACTTAAACAGATAGAGGTAGCTGATACCGAACTAAGAGAGATAACAAACAATCTTAACAAAGAAACTAACAATAAAACAACTATGGAAAATTTTTCATTACTTAAAGCAGTTGCAGACAGAGCAAACGGCAAGCAACTGGATGAACGCGCACAAGAGGTAGTAAATGCTGGTATTGCTGAAATGCGTAAGGCTGGCATTAGCTACAGTGGAGATATTGTACTTCCTATGGAGTATAGAGCCGATGTACAAGCAACAGTAGAAGGTGCTGGCAAAGAAAATATAGCTACTGATGTACTTGGTATCATTCCAGCACTTAGGGCTAAATCTGTACTTGTACAAGCTGGTGCTAACTATATGAGCGGATTAACTGGTAACGTGTCTATCCCAGTATATAGTGGCTCTAATGTAACTTGGGAAGGCGAAGTAGCCCCTGCTAAGGATGGTGCTGGGGAATTTACAGAGGTTAAGCTAGAGCCTAAACGCCTTACAGCCTATGTAGATGTATCTAAGCAATTCCTTATTCAAGACAGCAACAGCGCAGAGGAACTTCTTAAAAATGATATTGTAAATGCTATCACTGAAAAGCTGGAAAAGACCCTTTTAGGCTCTGATGCTGGTACTGCTACTATGCCTTCTGGTATGTTTAATGGAGTTGCTGCTGATGCTGCTGATATTACTTACTTGGATGTAGTAAATATGGAAGCAGAGTTAGAGGATGCTAATGTATCTGGTGATATTAAATTTATCGTAGCTCCTACTGCTAAAGCTATCCTAAAAACTACTGTAAAGGGTGAAAATGCTAACGCTGGATTCATTATGTAGAATGGAGAGGTGGAAGGCTATGATGTGCTTTGTAGCTCTGCTGTAGCCACAAAAGGTGTAGTTATGGGTAACTTCTCTGATTATGTAATCGGACAGTGGGGAGGTATTGAACTTACCGTTGACCCCTATACACAAGCTGCTAATGGCAAGGTTAGACTTGTGGTTAACGCTTACTTTGATGCTAAACCCCGTAGGGCTGAAGCCTTTGTTAAGCGTGTGCTTAAATAATTTGTGTTGTAATTGCTGGTAAGATGGGAGTAGGCGTAACAGCCTACTCACTCTTACTTATCTAAATCTTAGAGCTATGTACATAACATTACAAGAAGCTAAAAAGCATCTGCAAATAGATGCTGATTTTACTGATGATGACAGCTATATTTTATCACTTATACAAGTGGCAGAGGATTCAGTAGCCCAGCATCTAGACATAGCTTTGAAAGAGCTTTTATCGGATGGTGAGCTACCATCCGCTGTAAAGCACTCAATTCTTTTAATGGTGGGTAATCTGTATGCTAACAGAGAGCCAGTAGCATATACAAGCGTGGTTAAAGTACCATACACACTAGATTACTTACTGGGATTATATAAACGCTATTACATACCATAATGAGAGCTGGATTACTGACAGAGGTGGTAACTGTAGAACAGCCTATTGTAGTAAATGATAATTTTGGTGCTAACTCTATCCAATGGAAGCCAATTATAATTAACACCAGAGCAAAAGTAACTTACTCCAGTGGCAATAGAGCCAATGAAAATAATGAGATAGTTTTTGCTTATGAGGTGCTATTTACAATGAGAATCTATCACCAGATAGATGAGTGTATGCGGATTATCTGGAAGAATAGAAAGTATCGTATATTATCCATAGAGCGCAACAGAGAGCAATAGCAGCAAATAATTAAAACGGAACTGATAAATGAGTAACGTAATAGTTGATGATAGTGCTGTACAGAATCTCTTTTAGTCTTTAGATGCCGAATCCAGAAAAAAGGTACTGCTTACTGCTTTGAAAGCTGGCGGTGATAAACTGGCAAGCAATACTAAGATTCAGCTTAGAAGTAGGCTGGGAGCTGGAGCCAGTACGCCTAACCGATGGAACGGTAAGACTATGGAGAGCGGTATTAAATATAAGGCTGATAAGGATTACTGTGAGGTTAGTGTGAGTATAATGGGAGATTTTAGGCTGAAGTTTTTTGAAAAGGGTACTAAACTTAGACAGACCCGAAAAACTAAGGCTAATAGAGGTAGTATCAAGGCTCTAAACTTCTTTGCTGCTGCTAGAGCAAATGAGGGTGAAATTACGGATGCTATCAATAACTCTATAACTGAATCACTTAAAAGAATTACAAGGCAATGAGCGGATTACAAATAGGTAAAGCTATAAAAACAATATTAAGCGGTATTGATAAAGTTTATCCGCTGGTAGCTGATGAGGGTACTACTTATCCCTTTGTGGTGTATCGTAGGAGCGGACTATACCCTTCTACCACTAAAGATAGATACTCATATAGGGAGATGGCTACAGTAGAAGTAATGGTAATTGCTGCTACTTATTCAGACAGCATTACCCTAGCCGAATCGGTAAAGGGCAAGCTGGAGCATACCAGAGGTAAATTTAATGATATAATGATTGGAGATATATTACTGATAAATGCAGATGAGGATTATTTAGAGGATGCTTTTGTGTAGAAGCTGACTTTTCAGATTGAAATACTTTGATATAAACAACTAAATATAATATATTATGGCTATAATTAAAGGTGCTGATATGATGCTCTTTGTGGGCGGAAAATCTATTGCTTATGCCACTAACCATACCCTTAATATCTCTGCTGATACTAAGGAAACCAGCTCAAAGGATAGCGGTGGCAAGTGGCAGACTTCAGAGGTAGGTGTACTTAGCTGGACTTGCAGCACAGAAAATCTTTGTGGTGATGATGGCGAAGGTGTCGGATATGAACAGCTAGTTGATATGATGATAGCTCGTAAGCCTATTACTGGTGTGTTTGCTTTGGAAGGCAACTCTACAGATTACTATGATGGCAAACTGGATGCCGTACCTACTGATGGCTGGACTGCTAAGGCAGGTAAAGGATATACTGGATAGATGATTATTACCAATATTGATTTTAATGCTCCTAACGGTGATAACGCTACATTTAAGGTGGATTTTATTGGTGTGGGTGCATTGACTAAGGTAACGGCTGCTTAACCTTAAAATATTGGTAATATCACAGCAAGTAACATTTTTTGTAGTCTAATAGGTATTACTATACTATAAAAGGTTACACTGATACACCAGAGATTTTAGATACATATTCCAACAAAAGAAGAATCTGCTTGTAGTAGTTTATCTACTACTTGAAATATTAGCTAAATCTATATATCCCTTTATCCCTTTGATTAGAGGGTATAGAGGGATATATTTTTTAATAACACTATAACACAAATTATTATGGATATTACGATTAACGGAAAACAGTATAAAGTGAAGTACACTATAAGAGCTTTATTTATCTTTGAGCAGATAACTAACAAGCCTTTTGAAATCAAGACACTGCTGGATAATTATGTATTCTTTTACTCTATGATTCTGGCAAACAATCCAGATAACGTATTGGACTGGGATGAGTTTTTAGATGCTCTGGATGGTGATAAGGATTTACTACAGCAACTTACTAAGCTGGTGGATGATTACCAGAAAAAAGATAGCATCTTTGAATAGGCAGATGCTACCAGCGGTGAAAAAAAAAGATAAGTGTATCTGAACTCTATGCTCTACTAACTTTAAGGCTACATTATCCCCCTAACTATGTTATGGATGAGATGGAAATGTATGAGATTAGGGCGGTAATGAATTATGAATATCTAGCTCATAAAGATAGCTGGGAGCAAGCCAGATTAGTAGCCTATCTGGTGGCGCAGAGCAATAGCAGTAAACATATTAAGCCGACTGATATTGCTAATTTTTACTGGGAAAAAGAAGCTGGCTCTGATAATACTGCTATCTCTGATAAAGATGTAAGCAGATTAAAAGAGAGGGCTAAACAATATAAACAACTACTTAATTTATAACAATATATGGCTACTGATTATGTTGTAAGGTTTACTGGATAGGATAACTTATCTGGTACAATCAATCAAGTTAGACAACGCTTAGAGGATGTAGGCAGCTCTACTACTCAACTGGATTAGATAAAGCAGAAATTCCAGAAAATAGAGCAATCTACAGCACCCTTAAAGAGAAAATTAAGAGATTTGAAGAACTTAATGGCACAGATGAATCTAGACGGTTTAAGCAATACAGACCTATTTAACCGTATGGCATAGTAGGCTGGTGCTTATGCTGATGCTTTGGGTGATGCCACTACTGCTACTAATGTATTTGCCAATGATAATTTTAAGCTGGAAGCAATGGCATAGGGATTGACTGGTATAGCTGGTGCAGCTTCTATAGCTACTGGAGTAATGGGTGTACTGGGTACAGAGAATGAAAAGGTAGCATAGGCTATAATGAAAGTGCAATCTGTATTAGCTATCCTCAACGGTGTACAAGCTGTAGCCAATGTACTTAATAAGGATTCTGCTTTTATGTTACGGTTAAAGCAGATTAGGACAGCAGCCAGTACAGCAGCCACTAGGAGCAACACAGTTGCATTAGGAGCTAATACTGTGGCTGAAGCCTTAAACAGCTCAACCACTAAAAAAGGCACACTGATACAAAATGCTTGGAATGTGGCTAAGGCTGTGGCTAAGGCTCTGATGGGTGATTTTACTGGCCTAGTCTTAGTGGGTGCTGGTGCTTTGCTTACTTATGCTCTGGCTACTGATAATTCTACTGATAAGCTGGATGAGTAGGCTAAAGCTACAGATAAGGCTAAAGAAGCTATGACTAAGTATAATGAGGATGTAGCTAGTACTACTGGCAATCTGGTAGGTAAATATAAACTACTTTAGAATGAGTGGAATAATCTTAAAACTGTTGGAGAGAAAACACAGTGGATTAAGGATAATGCCACAGAGTTTAAAAATCTGGGAGTAAAGATAACTGATTTGAAATCGGCAGAGGATGTATTTGTAAACAATACAAGCAATGTTATCACAGCTCTAAAGGCCAGAGCTTCCGCTATGGCTGCTTAGACGATGCTAACAGAAGCCTATACAGAGTATTATAAAACTATAATGTAGGCTGATAATAGTGTGGCTGGTGGTGGATATTAT